CTGCACTATCTCAGTTCGATGAGACATCTAAGCTAATCTCCAATGCACTACAGAATGGTGCTATACCGTCGGAGTACGTGTCGGATGCCTGGTCGGATCAACTGAATGCATGGTCAGATAAAGCACTTGAAGAATTACTCAAAGATATTGATCCAAAAGAATTCACAATAAAATATTTTGATAACTACGACCCAGAAGATATTTATCTACATCCTTACGACTTAACTAAAACTAAGCCTGAATTTACCGTTGATGTAACCGGTAAGAATAAAGTAAATACTGTTGAATATATCAAATTACGTGCTAAGCATGAAACTTCAATTTGTCATTTAATGCGCTTTCGGAATACTTTAGCATGCCTGAGGGCAGCTGTAGGTAGAGAGTTCTTTGTAAATAACTGCTTTATAAGATACTTGAAATACTATTTGTCTCAGATCGGTTTTGATCCGTTTGTAGAGTCAAAGACTGGATTTATCACACTACAATGTAAAGATGCGATGGTTGCGACTAGATGTTTGTTGCTATGTAATGGGGCTATGAGTAGCTATCAGAATCAATTAGACATCGAAGTTATGGAAGAAGTGATCATGTTCTTGTTCCAAGATCCTTGGGCTAACACCACGTATATTAAGAAGAATACTAATATTGCCAAAGTATATTCATTCAGTTGTTGCCCTGAATCGGTAGCAATACAATGGCACATCGCTAAAGATCCTCATTCTACTAAAGGATTTGATCCCGTGATGTTAAAATCAAATGATATCGAGAGTTTCAGACGTATTAGATCCGCTTGGATAGAACATCATGATGAACTGAAAGTAAAACTGCCAAAATTAGCTACTTTGTTTAGAAAACTACTTACTACTACGGTTAATGAAAGTACTTTGAAGCCTGATAACATACTTAGTTTTGTAGAAGCTTATTCTGGATACATGAGATCAAATGATTTTCTGTCACATTTAGAGCAAGTGGGAAAAGATGAAGCACCATTGCAACCAGGATTCGAAACTGAATTAACAGAAGTATGGATAGAAGCTCTG